TTCTTGAACTCAGAACCGTAGATCCATACAGAAAGAACGGCTGTGCCTGAGAAAGTTTGACCACCGGCTTCGTAGTAAGCAACATCGAAAGTACCTGCAGTGGTGTTCACAGCAGTAACGATACCCTTGTTAGAAAGACCTGTAGCGTTGTCAGAAATAAATACAGTCTGACCGGCACGGATAGCAATACCACTTACGTTAGCATCGCTTACAGTGATGGTAGCAGAATCTGCAGCAGCAGCCGCAGAAGAGTCGCAGTTCACATATTTAGTGTGAAGACGTCCTTGTTCAGCCCACTTAATCATGTCTGAGTTAGAAGGCATTTCAGCACCTACCATACGAAGGAAAGATGCGATAGTGCGATTACCATAACGCTCGAACTCCTTCTCGTAAGTATCAGGAAGATACTGATTCAAGAAGTTAAAGTTGGTAATATAGTTTGTCGAAAGGGGCACCTGCTCCGCACTTGGCTGAAGCTGATAACCCGGTGAAGGTAAAACTGCCATTTTTGTAAATTTTAAATTTTAGATTTTTTTAATGCTGCGGATTTTGAGACTCCTGCCGGAATCCGGTGCGACCGCTTTCACCTGCACTCCCCCCTTATTTACAACTTCAGGTGCTCTACGCTCTGACATATTTATATTTTTAGTCTTGCGCATTACATCATCTGTTGCATCAGCTTGTCCCTGTTCGTAAAAGAACTTGGCAAACCGATCGGGGTTCATTGCAATTGACAAAGCCCTATGGTATCCTGCTGCATCCTTAATCAAGCCCTGATCATCCAAAAACTTATTAATAAAGTTTGTTGGTGTTGATTGAACCTTTTTTAATTCTGACGCAGAACCGGGAGAAAACAAAATCTTCTTGTCGTCAATGTTGAACTCAAAACCTTTGAACTCTTTACTAAAGACTTCGTCAGACTTTTGGTCAAACCACTTACGCTTCCGGTTGTTTTCTTCATTCAGGGTTTTTGCCTGCTGTGTATATTGACGGTATGCCTCATACTCCTCATTCTCTTCGGGAGACAAACCATTTGCTCTTGACTCAAGAGGCAGTTTGTACTTCTCCTTCTGTTCGTTGAAGTAATTCTTGGCTTCCGCAATAGCCTTTTTACGTGCGATCTTTATCTTCTTAATTTTAGACTCATCATCAATGTCTTCATCGTACGAGTAGTCCTCCATTAACACATCAATGTCTTCTTTGTCAAGACCCTTCTGTGTAGAAGCAAGATATTCACGAAGAACTTGATCAGGCTCCATTTCATCGTAGTCCTTGTTGACTTTAATAAAGTCATCAAACCCACGGCCTGTCTCCTTCTTAAATTTCATATAAGCAGCTACGTCTTCAGGGAGAGGATCAGACTCTTGTCGTTCTGATACCAACTCATCAAAAGAGTTTATCTGCTTATTATAGCGTTTTCCAATATATGAAAGAACTTGTTCTTCTGTTAGTTCAGGCTCATCTTCTTTGGTTTGTTCTGTAGAAGTTTCAAGGTTTGACGTGTCGATTTTTATATCGTTCGTCTGTTCACCGTTCATTTCCTTCTCATGCTTTTCAAGAAGTTCTTTTTCAACTTCCTGTATGCTTTTACCTTCTGATGAGTCAAGAGCTCTTACTTTGATTTCCATTTAATTAGATTTAATTTGATACAAATTTATACAAAAAAACTATATTTCCTATCGAGGTTCAAATTCTGCTAAATCAAACCCGTCAAGCGTGTCCTCGTTAGACTCGAAGTTCATAGGAGGAAGGTTGTTTTTTCTTTGGTTAATCAGCTTGGATTGCTCCGTATTTTGCTGACTAATCCTTCTTGCCTTCTCTTTCTCCTTCATATCCTCCCTGCTCATTATAGCGGTCTCCTTAAGACCACCTAACTGCATTTGGTATTGGAACTCCTCGTTCATGAGCATTCGCTTCATCTCAGCCTCAGCTCTTAGCTTCTCAATATCGAAAGCTACCTCGGCTTGCTTAAGCTGCATCTTGGCCTGAGACTCAAGCTGAATCTTTTGCATAGCCGTTTGTGCCGCCATCTGCTGAGATTGAAGTTGTTGCTGAGCCATCATGGCCTGCTTCTGCATCTCCATCTTCTCCTGTCGGTCTTGTTTCTTTACACGTTTAACCTTAAGTAACTGATTAGCAAGCTTTATATTCTTGATTTCCCTGATGTCGATGGCATCCTCAAGGTTGATGTCTCCCTTAGACAGGGCCATTTGAATGTTGGCCTCAAGCTGAGCTTTCTGCTCTTCATCCGGAGATACCTCGATAAATATACCAAAGTCATATATGTACAAATCCTTAATCTCATTGAGTAAGGATACATTGTACTTGCCTATCTTATTAGCGAAATCATCTTTAAAGTCTGCGTATTCCAAAATATCTGCAACACGGTAGGTAAGGGCCTCAGCAAGCGACCTATAAATAAATAAGCCTCCTTCGAGAATGTGGCGTGTAGCCGTATTAGAGTTAAGTGCAGCGAGCTTTTGGACCCCTACCAATGCGTTTGGATCAGGCGTTGAGCCATCTCTTACTTCATTCAGACCGGTTACCGACCTGATCATATCAAGGTAGTGATTGTAGTTTGCTATCAGCATCTGTGTTTTAGAAGCCCCCGAATTAGAGGTAAGCTGCTGAATAGGTATTCTTGCATTGTTGAAATCTCCCTCTTGAGTATAACTACGTCCGATGACGCTACCCGTTTGGAAGTAAAGACGCAACGCATCTTCAGGATTGTATGCCTGACCTGTACCCAAGTCTACTTCATTGAGACCATCGGCATCAATGAATACACCATCAGGAACAGTACGAGCAATAACCTGCTGAAGCTTTAAGTGAGTAAGTTGAATTAAGTCAGCGAATGGAACCATTCTACGTACAAGAGATTCAATAACCCCTTTGTACATTCTTGGTGCAACCGCTATATAATTTGGTAACGCATGTTGAGATGTTGACTTTGGTCTTACCATGTTCTCTGACATCTTCCATTTAAGCAAGATGTTAGTACCCATAACCATCACACCTTCATACCATACGTCAATAGTCTTTTCTATTTTTTCAAACTTTCCTTCCTCCATCATTTCATAAGGAGGGTTGAACTGATCATCTTTCTCAATCATTCTTGTTCCACCACCATCAAGAATTTTTTTCTTGTAAACAATTTTCTTGGTGCTCTTATAGTTGAAATAAAGAAGTGTTGCTGTATCACGATAGAACAAACTGTTCTCATAAAAACGTGCTACGTTGTAGTAGTCATACCAACTCTGAGAGTACATAGATATTTCTTGCAACTGCTCACGTGTAAGTGTTGGATCAATCTTCAACAACTCTGTAATTGGAAGCGTTTTAATTTCTCCCCAATAAAAACAATCCTGAAAGAATGGATCTTCTGTATAGCTATATACAATATTTGCAGGATCTACATACGAAATTTGAACACCGGCTCCGGGAAGGAACTCGTGCTTTGCACAACCAATACCAAGTACAGTAATATCGTAGTCAATACGCTTACGTGTATCTTGATAATGATTCTCATCAAATAGTGTATTGATCGCTTCTTCTTCAGCAATCTCAATTGCAGGCTTATAATTAAGCTGCATATATAGTGATAATTCTTCGTCAGTTTCAGGAAGCTCATCAGGGTCCATCATAAATGGATTGGCACCCGTTTCTTGTTGAATAGTAGTAAGAACATCTTTCGCAGCCATCTGTCCCTCGATCATATCTTGGTACTTGCTGCGCTTTGATTGTGACATTGCATCTTGTGCGTATGCTTTCACTTTGAACAAGCGATCTGACATACCATTTACAACAATGTCAACAAACTTTGGAAGAATAGGCACAGGAGTCCAATCGAGATTCAAGTATGACAAATCTCCGTCTATTGCAAGTTCATTTTTATACTTCTGCACAGACTGTTCACCACGAGCATATAATCTCAGTCTATGGAAATCACGCCATTGACTGTAATATCTGCATTGATTACCATCTTTGCGAAACCACTCGTATTGAATCGCTTGACCTACCTGTAGACCAAACGCATCGGAAGCTTTCTCTGCATCAGTTACAAACTGACCCGGAAAGCCTGTTGCGGATATGTTAACTACTACATCTTTCATTTAATAAGTTCACTTAGTGTTCCACCATTAGTGTACCTTGCGAAATTAATACTAATTTTCGACTCTTTTTTCTCAGGTAAATATACATGTTTTTGGTTTGCCATAATAGCTAAACCTGAACTAATAGAAGCATCATGCTTAGTTCTGTCATTAATATCAAATTTTGCCCAATCTTCAAGAGTCCTTATGAACGGCATTGCACCCATTTCATCCGGATCTCTATAGGTTCCGGTTAGGTCAATACCGATGTATTTTTCTATGTATGTTTCAATTGCCGAAGCATGAGCTTGCTTTACTTCCTCCGAAGAGTTCGGTATACCACCAAGCTCCCTTTCAGTTTTACTCAACTTATTGAGTATCCTGTCAGGTCGGTTCATTGAAAACGCACGATACCCTCTGTTCTTAAAGTGGTACAACAAACGAGGCTTGTTGTTCTCGGCAAGCACCGGCATCCCATAAAACACGCAAGCCATTAAAACGTCCTCAAAAAATATCTCAGCCGTCTGAGGTCTTGCTATGTATTCTAAAAAAAACTGACTAACCGGGGCGTCATCCATGTGGTATTTGGTCATCCCGTGTAGCGATCCGTTAGATCCTCTACCTCCAACCACTGCCGATATATCGTATGGGTCACAGCCAAATGATCCAAGATGCTCGTTCCCGGGGTACTTTACTCCATTCCTTGTAGCCACATTGTTCTGAATATTAGGCGGTGGGAACCAACTCACAAGGAACCGGCCTCTTTGGTCCGGGGTCCATACTACCTTGGTATCCTTTTCCCCGTCCTTCCAATGAAAGGCACCACGTGTATAGGTATGCTCAGGTATCTGAGAATCATTATAGTCAATCTGTTGGTATATCTTGGTAAGGTTAAATATAGCAGACTTGCTCTCGTCACGGAAGGCATGGCTTTCTGTTCGAGGGAACTGACGATAGAACTCGTTGAGCGCATCGGCATCATTCTTTAGAGACTCAACCTCAGCCTCCCAATAGTCTATAGCTCCATTGGTAATCAGTCCCCCGTCTACACCACGCACGGCCTCTGTCGGCTTCCTGAATACCGGCATCCCGTAGATGTCAATAAACCCTTCCATGTTCCACTCCATAGGAATAAACAGGGAATAGAGTCCGCTTTTAGTCTGCCCGTTAGCGTTCCGATTATTCACGGACGAATCCTCGTATAATTTTTTGTAGTTATCACCCCCCTTGCTTAGGGCATTGGACGTTGAACCCATCATACACTTACCCACAATCTTGCTACCAACCCTAAGACAGGTCTTGGTTACCCTCCAATTGTTGAGGATATTGTTTGGCTTTACCCACTTTGCGCTCTCATCGTGCGCAAGAAACAATAGCTTTTCACCGTCATAAGAGTTTTCCTCAGTGTTTTTCCAATCTATCGTGGTATCAAGTCCATCCACGCTGCTATCAGCAGCAGTGCTCATGTTCTTCTTCGTTATCTTTGAAGCCGGCACCCGGTAGGCAAGCTCTGTCTTAGGCTTATCCATACCATCCATGATCGGCCGGAAGAAGAATGGAAGCCTACTATTGATCGGCACTACCTTGTCTGTGAACATCTTCTTGGCGTCCGCACCCGTCTTAGACAGGATACCTATTCTTGAGTCCCGGGCAAGAGTAGCTAAGTTGACGCACTCTGAGGAAGACATAAAGGAAAATCCTGAACGCCTGATCTTTAGGTATATCATACCAAAGCATCTTGGGTCTGCCCGGCAGGCCTCCCAAAATATAAAGAATATCCTGTTGGCCTCCCTAAAATCGGGATAGCCTACGTCAATACTTGACCATTGTAAGTACATGTAGTGAGATCCGGTGACGTAGCATGGCTTACCGTTATTCATAAACCAAAAACCATTTTCCCGATAGTCAAACTCCTGCTCAATGTAATCCACCCACCGGTTCTTAAACTCGGCAGGCATCTCGTTCCATTGGAAGATAGACTGAATCTTAGATAGTTCTTTTGGTAAATCCCTGCGTTCCCAATACTGCTCAGCAGAAACTGAGTCTCTGCTATAGCACTCCTTTGGTACTGCCGGTAGGGCAATAATTAGCCCTTCGATATTTATGATCTCTCCAATCTGTCCTGTCTTGGAGATAACCACCATATCGTACTGCTCATTATACCCGTACTTCCAAGAACGAACTCCGTTCTTTTTTGATATGGCAATCTGAGGCACATAGTCTTTAACGACCCGATATAGACCTTCGTTCTGCAAATCCTTGTTTTGTATCTGTTCTGTTTACTCCGTTTTCAAGCATCTCGAGTCCTTCTCGCTCTGCCTCTATTCTATTTAAAATCTCAAAAGCATCGAAGATGGCGAGCTTTTTAGTAGCGGCTGCGTTCTTCAGCCTGTCTGCCGCAAGCTCATCATCCGGATCAGGCTTGATAATATCTTCCTTAGCCACTTTGATTAGCTGCTCTACTGCACGGTATCCGGCAGCAATTATATCGGCCTTAAGTTCTTTTACATCTTTCATAGCGCAATCGTTATTTGATGATCATACATTCTATACAGCTTCTCACCATCTACCTCAAACTCATACTCACTGTCAGGCTTGAAACAAACCTTATCTCCGGGACGTACACCTTGTGAAACAAGATATGCGTTAGGATAGACCATCTCGCCCATAAGAGGCTCATGGGTAAATGGTTTTTTTATATAGGATTCAGTAGCAGGGATTGGCTTTACAAAGCAGTACCTGTCATAGGTATGCCACTTGCCATCTTGTTTGTATAGGAAGAATTGATCGGGATCAATCAAGAATACGTCATCACGAAAGAAAGAGCGACCGCTTTTCTGCCGGCCTCTCATGTCGTTATAGAACTTGAATACGTTATGATGCACAAGAAGGGTATCACCTTTCTTAATAGGTCCATCATATTTATAGGGAACCTCTTCCACTATAGCATAGCGGTTAGAGAACTTATGGTCCTCTTCAGAAGTATTTACAATTAAGTCGATGCCACCCACCTGCTTGGTGTTGGAATACCTTGTTCCTTCTTGTGGCTTTACAATAAAGTTGAATAGAGACTGCATCAGTAGTTTATATTATATTCGATGGCAAAAGGAATAGTGTGGTTGAACTCCTTCCACAATAGCACCTCCTGCTTTTCGTTTATAATATAAATTCTAATTGAACCTACTTGTGGTTCAAACTTTATGAGGTGTATCTCGTATGTATCATTGAGAACTTTCTGACCAACAAGGTAGTGCATTGCACCTCCCTTGTAGTCGGGCCCTACTGATATTTTCCTTATGTCCATTCAATTTGATTTAATTTAATTGTAAAGTTAGTGAACTACACCGAGATAATCAGTGCCTGTTATACGATAAACATTCCCGGCTACCAATCCTGCAGCAAGAGCTGCTGCATTATTTGCGTACACAGGGACGTTTGGTAAAGGCAATGCAAGAATATCACCGATCGTGAAGTTCTTGGTTTTGTTCTGATCTTCAGCATCTGTGCCAATTAGCTTGTCATTGTACGTTACGTTGCCATCTGTGGCGTAAGAATTGATTGTTCCCATTTTATTTTAACATTGAACTGATGAATAATTTGCAATTATACCATACCCATCCATGTCCCAACTTGCTTGAGCAAAAACATATAGTTCTGTTACAGGATTAGTTAGGTTTGAATTAAAGTGTAGTGAGCATCCTGCCGATAATGTAGAACATTCTGAGTAAAGTGTTTTCGGATTAGTACCGGCATCAGAACAAGCTCCTGCAATACTTGAGTTACTTATACCGCAGTTAGTAATTGCGTAAGATGTCTGACCTGCACAAAGCGTATAGTTTTGTATTTGCCAAGGATCTTCTCCACCCGGAGAGTAATACTGAAAAGAGTATTCTCCTACTAAGAAATATCCTGCACCACCTTCACACAACGTATCGCTATACCATGGGTTAGAAAGTCCGCTATCTGTGTACAAAAGTGATCCGTTTCCAAGCGCAAAGTCAGAACTGTATAGAGTTATTGAGTATGCGTTTGATGTACAAGCTGTAGACGCAGTTGATGCACCTGCTTCAAGATATATACCATCCCAATAACAGGTAGTATAGTAGTATATCGTATGAGCAAACGAAGTAATAACAGGATCTAAGTCAGATTTAACGACCAATTGATTAGAAGCCTTTGCTGCATACGGAGCATACGCTGTGTTTATATTCACATACGTATCCGCATTTGCTTTGGTTATCTGTTCATTGCTGTCAGGAATACCTGTCTTCTGCGTAAACACACCATTGGCTACAGCATCGGCTAAGTTGCTGAAAGATACAGTTTGATTATTTGCTACAGTTGCCCAAGACATAATTAATTAGGAGTTACCCAAGGAAGAGGAAGTGATACCTGCGTTGGGTTGATTAATAAATTAATGCTCTCTTGAAGGCTTGCATCAATAGTCGGAACATCAAGACCTGCATTCAACCATGCAATAACATCATCCTCTGTGAGGTCAGCATAAGGAATGAAATCAGCAGGATCAGGAGCAGGAACAGACAAAGCTCCAAAGGTGTCTGTGAAATAAGTTTTGTCATCAACTATCTCTGTTGCATTTCTTCTCCAATTTACTTGGAATACAACATCAGTTAAGTTGTCGGGAGTGGTAGGATATTCAATCATTGATGAAATTACCCAATTGTAAACAGTTGCCATTTTATTTGTTTTTTAATTGTGATTCTAATTCTGCAATACGCTTTTCAAGCATTGCAATTTTGTATGTGTGCACTTGATTATAGTCAAGTGTGTAAAATAATTCCTCACTTCCGCTTACTGCATCAGGCAAGAACTTCATAACCTCTTGTGCTGCATATCCCCAATGCAATTTACTATCTCTTCCGTCATTCCAATTGTACTCAATTGCGTCAAAGTCAGCAGAATGATGTCTATTAATAATAGTCTTAAGTCTAATGTCAGAAGACTCAAAGAAACCGCTTGCCGAGTAAGTAGAACCGTTTACTTGAAGAAGATAAGAACCTTGGTCTGAAGTGTATCCTAACCAAAACTCACCAACCCCCGTAATCCTTGCTCTCTCTCCTAAAGCACTTCCATTATACGTTCCAAATACAATTGGTCTTGATGTATCTGTTCTTGAAGAAATAAGGAGCG